TGACAAAAGACATTTAGAATCCTTGTTTATCTTTAGCTTGTTGGACTGTGTTAGCGATCCATCCTGCCGGATTGGATGCGCCGATCTTATCTTTTACTTCGGACGGCAGCTTGCGCCAGAATTCACGCATTGCCTTAGATTCCGAGGCTTTACGCATCTCCGTCTTAGACGGCTGAACACCTTTTGTGATTTGCTGCAATATCCTCTGATATTCAGGAGAAACCAGCACCTTATCCGCCTGGGCTAGCACGTCTGGTTTGCCTTTCGTCAATGCTGATGTAATGCCGCTAACCAGGCCAAAACCGGGCGGAATTCCGAGCGCCGCCGCACCAGCTTCAATCGGGACCGCGATAGAAGCCCGCTTTGCCACATCAAATAGGCTGCCGATCATCGAATCCGCGCCCATTAGTTCTTCGCGTGCCGCCTGAATCCGGCCGGTCATAATCCGTTCGCGCGATGCTTTGGCGATGCCATCCGATACCATCGCCAGATCTCTAAGTTGATTGCGGGCTTCGCGCGGAAGATTGCTCATCAGTGCGACGTAGGCTTGCTTGTTATTGATGAGGCCCTGATACCACTTCGAATATGAATTGAAGTTGATGGCTTCCGGATTGACAGCGTTTTTACCGAATGCATACTTTAGGCCAGAGAACGCAACCTCTTGCCGCATATTCTCCGGCACAGACTTGATTAGCCGGACGAAATCATCGGTGTCGCCCTTGGACAGATTGGCAACGCCGCGCGTTAGATCCCCAACGATATTATCGCCAAGCGTCTTGCCAAAAAGGCTAGTTAGATCGTCCTCAATACCCTTGCGCACGCGAACCGTGCTCTGCGCAAGATTGAACTCATCGACCAAGCCCTTGGATTCCAGGAAAGACTTTTGATCGCTCATCAACTTGCCTTCCAGGAATTTAATCAGACCGCTATCCGCGTCCTTGAAGGCGCCTTGATTCTTAACGCGCGCAGCAGTCAGATCGCGGCGGACATCATCCAGATTGGCATAAGTGGGATTCTCGTTGCCGCCGAGGCGAGCAAGAATTTTCTTTTCCATTGAAGACAAATTCTGCTTGCCGCCAAGATCCGTCGCGCGCTGCTCAATCGTATCTAGCACTGTCCTGGCAGATACCCGTTCAGTCGGTGTGATCTTGGAGCGCAAGCCAGCATATAGTTCATCAGCTTTTTGATCGAGCGATGCTTGAGTAGCCTGTAGATCCCGCTTCACGCGCACCGAGACATTGCTAATGTCCCGCGCGCCACCAAAGTCCGAAACGATGCGGTCAGCGCGCTCCGCGACACGATTCAGGCCGGCAATTTCCTCTGCGCGCAATTCCGAGCCAGGCACAGACTTCACCGCTTGGGCCAGTTCCCGGTAAGCCTGATTCGTCGTGACATGATCCGGCTGCAACGCGTCATCGATGCCCAAGCGCTTGGCTGCCGCCACCGTCGCCTCATTCGGCGCCGAGCCCGTTGCTAGCGTTTCCAATGCGCGATTGCTACCAAACCCGCCGCGCGCAGCCTGTCGCGCGGCCTCCGCAACATCCTGCGTAATTTCCGGCGCAGTCGCCTTGACCATTGCACCGGTAGGCTGGGCGGCTTGCGTAACGGCCTGCGGCGCAGCTTGCTCTGCGCCAGCAACTACCGGCGACGTGAGCGTTTCGCCAACTTGCGCGGCACGAGCTGGCGCTTGCCTAGCGGCTTGAACCGTTCCTTGCAATGCAGAGGGAGTAATGCCGCCCGCCAGCCCAGCCACAACTTGTCCAACCGGGCCAGCGCCGGACTGCTTGGCGGCTTCCGATGCTGCGCCAGCGGTGGCGCTACTGATGATCTGCTGCGCGGGATTGCCCGCCAGAACCGCGCCAGCTTCACGCGCGACAGCCGGCGCACCCTTAGCGGCCTGGATGGCTTGCCCCATGCCGATAGTAGGCAAGTTGGATGCGGCCATCTGCTGAATTGTGCCGAGGAATTGCTCAGTTGGCGTGAGTGCAGTAGGAAGCCCCAACTTATTGGCGACGTTCTGCGCCTGTCCCTCCAACGTGGGGATTTGAGCACTAGGAACAGCAGCATTGATCGTGGCTGCGATTGGGTTATAGAGAAACCCTGCGCCCTGCCCGATGCCTTCAATCAGGTTCCGCGTGCCGAGTCCGAGCCCGCGCTTAATATCCTCACCCAGCGGCAATGCGGGCAACGTGGCGCGACCGGATTTAATATCCGCCTCCATCTCCGCGCGAATGTCAGCAGGCATCGTGCCATTGGCATAGGCTTGCGCGGCTTCCTGCGGGATCTGGACTGACGCGCCTAGGCGCTGTTGTGCTTGCGCTTGCGGCTGGGCCGGCGCTGATGCGCTGGTTTGCTGGATAGGCGACGAGGCTTTCAGTGCTGCGCCAGCAGGCAGTAACACCTTGCCCGCATTGACATCGTTCTCAAACTCCGCCGCCACATCGGCAGGCATCTTGCCAGCCTTGTAGGCGGCATAGGCTTGCGCGATCCCGGACTGCTGCGGCTGAGCAGCGGCGAGTTCGGCACGAAGGCTCCGGCCTCCAGTGGGTTGCGATTCACCGTCCAAACTTTCGCCAGTCACGCGACCTACATATGCGCGGGTACGCGGCCCCCAGCCGGATCGATCTGTCCCGCCGTGATATTCAGCCGCCGCAAGTTTTAGATCGCCCTTGTTGCGATCCAGCGATTCCTTCAGTAGATAGCCAGCGCCGAGCGATGCATTTTTCTCGTTCAAATATGGATCGATGCCATATTTGTCGAGAATGAGCTTTCGAGTCGTGGGCGTGATCTGGTAGACCGAACGGGCGCCTGCCTCCGATACCTGATCCGAATTGCTGCGCTCACCCTTCGTCCGGATCGACGTCAGCAGCCCTTCAGGCAGGCCGAGGCGTGCCGTGGTCTGGACATCCAGATCGTCATAGAGCGGGTCCGTGAACTTGGTAGCCATTTATGCCGGAGGAAGTTGCGTTACACCAACAGAAGTAGCAGCCGGAGTGCTAACGGTATTCGTGCGGCCCCAGCTTGACGGATCGAGGTAGCGCGGCGTAGCAGCAGGCTGTGCGCCACCTTGCGGCTCGGCCTGCGGATTCGTGATGTTCTGCGGCTTCAGGCCACGGCGCAAGAAGTCATTGAAGCCGGTGCCCGCAGGAACTTGAATACCGCTGACTTCGATATCTCGCGGTGCTTTGCCAGTGCTTCCAACTTCACTGATCCAATCAGCTTTAGCATTTTCACGCAACGCAACAGCCTTCTGCACATTGCCGAATGAGGTCAGCCAATCCGCAATTTGCTTACTATCAGCGGTCTCCGGCAGGAATCCAGATTGCACAATCTGGATGTCCCTATCCGAAGCCGGGCCAGGGGGCAGCATCGAAAGCGCAGCCTGATTCTTGATCTGGACGTAACGTTTGCGCAGTTGAGTAATGGCGTCCTGGTTTCCAGTCACCTTGGCGGCGTATTCCCCTAGCGTTGAGAATGCACCGCGCCCGACATTGGCATTGCGGAACTGATCGGCAAGCTGTGCCGCATCATCGGATGCCTGCTGTGCAATCGTCGCTGCGCCGACTGAATCAGCCTGGATTTTTTCCATGCCAGCAGAAGGTTTCACCCCCCCTTTCTGTCGAAGCTCGGTTAGCGTCTTATCGAATTCAAGTTGGAACTTCTGATTATCCAATCCGAGCTTTGCCGCGCGGTCGGAAATTTGCGAGCGGACGTTATCAATCTCAGCCTGAGCCTTCGGTCCGGCGAATTGCGCTTCCGCCGATAGCTTCTGCTGCTTAAACGGCTGCTCTTGCTGGGCGCGCTGCTCACTGCCAAGCTGGCCGACTAGCGACGAGAACTGCTTCGGATCGGCAACCGTAGACAATGCCATTGCCGCCGCGTTGCGCGCCTGGTCGAGCGGCAGCGTTTCAATTAGCTGGATGTTTCCCTTCAGCGCGTTGATTTCCTGCGGGTTGGCGCCGCTATTCTCCAGCGCCTTCAGGTTGTCATTGGCAATGTTAAGCGCAAGATCCTTGCGGCCAGAATTGAGCGCTGAATAGACGCGAGATAGCGTCCCAACGCGCGTCTGCTGCTGATCGGCAGACAATTGTTCGAATGCGCCCTTCGTCGCCTCTCGGAATTGAGGATACTTCAATTGGAAAGCCGCGAAATCACGCGCACCCGCGCCAGGATTTTGCAGGAGTTTACCGGCGTCTTGCTGATATTGACGCTGCAATTCCATTTGCGCCTGGATCTGCTGCTGCGCAAGCTGGGATTGCTGCTGCTGCTGCGCGATCTGCTGACCGGCTTGAAAGCCTTGCAGCGTCGTCCCAAACGGATTGGCGCTAGCGTTCGGCGTGATGTAATCGAATGGGCCAGCCATCAGAAAAGACCTCCGCCAGTGGGGTATTGGACGCCGGAATTTAGCCCGGTGACAGGAGAGGCTGCCGCGCCACCGAACACATTGCCGGAACCAAGTGCGGCACCACCACCACCACCAGAGCCACCGAAATAGCCAGCTAGACTGCCGCCAACTCCAGCTAGATTGTTAGCCAGTCCGGCATAGGCATTGCCAGCGCCAAGCGCTCCACCAGCTTGAGCCGCCCCAAGTTGTTGTAATGCGGATGAATTTGCCTGCGACAGCCCGCTCAACCCGCTGGAAACACCACCCGCAGCCGTCAATCCCTGATTGCTCAATCCCCCAAGATTTTGAACTTGATTCTGAATTGTGCTAGCCAGAAGTGCCGGGGCGAATCGCCCGAGTGCCATTTGAGTATTCCCGCCGCGCAATCCGCCAGTGGCAGAGGCATTTTGCAGAATCGCATTCTCCCCGGCTTGCAATTGCGAGGTATAAAGCGGGGATTGCTTTAGTTGCTCGATTGCGGACTGTTGCGCCTGATTCCCGCCAACACCCAACAGATTGCCAAGAGACGTGTTCGCGTTTGTGCCTTGATTTACCCAAGGCTGCAAAAGCTCGCGGATTCGATCAAATTGCGCTTGCTGCTGGTCGAGCTGCGCATAAGCGGCGGCGCTCTGAGCGTCAGACGCTTGGCGTGATGCTTTAGCGCCTTGCTTTGCTGCGACCGAGCTACCAACTGCTCCGACGACAGCGGCGCCTGCGACTGCTGCTGCGACCATTATTCAATCTCCCAGCCACTTCGAATAATATCGTTCGACTGGCTTAAACTTCAGATATTCAAAAAGAGAATCTGCGGGTTGATGCACCTTGCTACCAACAAACCAACGCTTAACACCGCGCCGTTTTAGCTCATTCTCAACCGCTTTGAACAGGATAATACCAGAACGACCCTTGCGATATTCAGGGTGCACCCAGAAAATATCGAGCGTGCAGGTCAAACACGTCGAATAATGCAGTCCCGGCGCGACAAAACCGACAAAATATCCGACTAGTTGCCCCGCATCACGCAACGCAACATAGCAAATCTCACCATTCTCATCCCGTCGCAAATACACGTCGTATTGCGGGGAGAGCGGTACCTGATCCTGGTTCAATGCGAGTTCGAGATAATGCTTTTCGAAATGCTGCGCTAGCTCTTGCAGCCCTTCCGCCAGGCTCTCAACATGCGCCGTTACGCTCATGATTTGATATCGATTAGCAGATGGATGCGGGCATCCTCGCTGTTATTGATCACCTCATGCTCTTTCGCGTGATCGAACCAGTGCACTTCGCCGGGCCGCATCCAGATATGCTCATCCTCGCATCGGAAGTCATTGCCTGGGCGCGACTGCAAAACCACGTGAATCCGGTTATTCCAGTAGCGGCAGTGTTCCGGCGAATCAGCGTGCGGGAAAATTCGCCCGCCAGCATTGATCTTATTGAGCATTACGCGCCCGAGGCGAGTGCCGCCAACGCGCGCCATCAGCGCCATCACGATTGGCTTAGCTTCAGATAGCAGCACATAAGCCGGATAATCAATACTTTCATGCTGGTCATATCCCGCAAGCTGATTTTCCTTGTAGAGCGCCAGCATCCGTTCGCCTTCGTCGCCTTCCGGCAGGCTGACGCGCTCCGGGAAGCGCAGGAAGATCGTTTCCACCTCGCCAAACGGGCCTTGCGGATAATGGCGCAGGAATGTGTCTTCCTGCCACAGATGCGAATTTCGGTGAATCGCCAGCAGGAGCGGCGTAACGTCAATTCCTTCCGCAATCTTCAAAAAGTTCTTCAAGAGAATAGGCCCCCGGCGATTCCCTGAATATTAACAGACGAAGCCGTTCCTGCGCGCGCCTGGATTTGATCGCCAGACGCCAGGATAGGCACGTCCACGTCGATATAATCATTGGCGGGGATCGTCACATCATAGAAGAACGTATTCGTCGTGCTAACCGACCCTGCTGACGGTACGGCATATACACGCGCTGTTGTCGCCGTCGTGGTGAAATTAGTTAGCCGCACCCGAGCGTTACGCAAAAGGCTCGTGGCTGGCACGGCTGGAACCGTGTAGATCACCGCATCCGAAGTGGTCAACAGCGTCGGCGGGAAAAACTTAACATAAGAGATTGCCATGTTATGCGGGCCTAAATGTAATGTTATCCATTGAGAAATCAGCCGTTACGCCGACAGATGGGATTACGTTGCCACTTGAATCTATCTCTATCACCGCATGGCCGCCGTTAGATACGGTAACGATCAGTTCCTTATTAGCGGGTCTGTAACCAGCGGGCAGCGTGAAAATGGCTAGACCAATCGTCCCATTCTTCACTACGCCACGCAAATGCACGACGCCAGACAAGTCCTTGAAATAGCCGGCCGGATTACGAGGCGCGCCGAAATTCACCCAAGCATTAAGCAGAGTGGGGGCAATGAACGCCTCTACACGCGGCTTAACTGGGTCGCGCTGATCGAATACGATCTTTTCCAGATCCGATAAGCGAGCGGCGACCTTTCGAAGCTCTGAATTATCATGCTGTCCGAGCGCGTCCGCCAAATCCGCTGCAAGCCTAGCAGATTTACGGTCAGTAGCCCCGAAGACTCCCATTGACACATCTTCCGTGATGGCCTGGGAGTTATCGCCGACCTGCTGAATTGCTTCCGGCAGCGTCTTATTGACATCAATAAACATTTGCTCCAATGCTCGGAGCAAACGAATGTTGTTCGGGATGAGCTTCTGCAAGTCATCCCGATTCGCGGTAGGCGTCCGGACGTTCGGTAGCGGGGTCGCGTCAGCCATAGTTCAGTGGCTCCAGATCGGCCTCTAAGCGGGTATATGAGGCGACGGCAGAATTAGCCCAGCGGATGCGGTACGCGCGCCAATTGCCAAACCGGCCGCTTTGCCGGATTTGCGGACGGATATCGCGCTGTCCCTGCTTACCAATACGCAACCGGCGCTCATCGCTCCAGGTCTCGCCGTCATTGGTCCAGCTTACGAAGATAACCGGATCATCACCAAGTTCAGCACGCCCAAATAGTCCTACAATCTCTATTTGATTAACAATAACGCCTTTGCTGGCATTATAGACAATCTGCGTATCGAATTGCCCGCCAACGATTTGGCCATACTGCGTATTGATGGATGAATCGAACACGCCGAGGCGATTGTCTGAATAATCAGCCGCCTGGTATCCGCCATAACAATAGACATAGTCTTTGGCGCGGAACGGGCCGGTTCCCGCCGCATTGGATGCCGCGAAATACCAAACCGGGATGCCGATTGCCGTTGTTGCCGCTAGGTCATAGACCAGCGTCTCATTTGGCAGTCTGACATAGACGAGTTTATTGGTCTTGTTCTCGCGGTATTCAAGGATCGCCCCAGCCAACTCTTCTTCAGAGTATTTCTGGATGATGGTCTCGATCTCACGCGTTGCGATTTTTACCGGATTGGCAGAGTCCGCGAGATATACCGAGCATGGCTCATTGCGGCCCGAGCCCAAGAATGCAAAGGTTCCGTCAAAGCTGCATTTGGCATGGGTGCCGACACAGCCTTTCGGGATAATGGCGCCATCCACGCGAACAAACGGGAAATTATCACCGCCGATATTATTGAATACCTCGATGGTGTAGCGGTTCAGCGCATATGCTTCGTTGCGGATTTTCAACAAGCCAACCACCCGGTCGGGATCTGCCTCCGACGACCCATATTTGAGCGGATCGACCGCATTGGGATCATTCAGCTCCGTGACGACGAGATTTTCTCCGTCTGTCGTCATGAAGTAGCCATCAATCCAAATGAAATCAACGACGACGCCCAAATCAGGATCAGCTACCTGCGTTAGCGTCCCGCCATTGAAGTAATACAGCCCACCACCGGCAGCCACGGCCAAGCGGTCAAATGAATAATCCAGGGAGCATTGCGGGCCTGCGCCCACGTCGCCAATCGTAGTCACGACGCCGAGGCTGTTAATCGAGACCAGTTTACTGCCCATCACCCGATAGAGCGTGCCATTCCAGTTAATACCGCCACGGGATGCGCCCGCGGGCATCCCAGTCGTCGTTACCTCGCGGATACCGTCTGCTACACGTAGATAGCCGTTCGAAATATCGTTCTTCAGCGGCACAGCAACGCAGTTGACCGGATATGACGTCCGGAAATCCGCCTGCTGGTCTGAATATGCCCCGGATAGGATGCTGATCTGCATGGATTTAGTCCGTGATTTCCTGCTATTCTATGCGAAAATCACGTATATAGTCCCTCATAATCGGAGGTTTTGTCATGTCTTATTCCTGCGGGGTGCCGATTGAAACCACGGTCAACACCTCTGATCAGCTTTCTCTCTATAGCACTACGCAAGGTCAACCGCGCCGGGCCAGTGTTTCCGCCTTGGCTGCTGCGGTCAATAGTGTGTATCCGACGCCGGATGCTGTTTTGGATATTGGCTACACGTACGGTATGCGTGGCCAGACTGGCGGTGTGGTCGCACTAACAACGTCGTATCAGACGTTGACGGCCTATTCAGCCTCGCAATCATTTCCAACGACCGGCGCTAGCTTCGTGGTGGATACCGCAACCGGTACGCTGACCGCTGTTCGGGATATTACCCGCGCTCAAATCTGGATTGCATTGCAAGGCGTTTGGCCGACTAACCGTGACCTGGATCTGGTTGTCCGTGTGGGTCCGACTGCCACGCCTTATGAGACCGATTACAAGGCGGTCATCGCTGGCGGCGGCGCAGCAGTACGTACCGCATCGTTCTCCGGCGTGATCGCCAATCTGAACAACGTGTTCGGCACGATCAAGGCGGGCGAGAAAATCACGCTCGACGCGCGATTCAATACCGCCGATAACATTACGATCAACCGTCTTTCTATCCTCGTCATGCCGCTGGACGGCGTTTAAGGACAATCATGACCCAAAAGCAACCGCTCTGCCCTTCGTTTGGTAACGGCGCTATCGTTAGCGTAGCCACGACCAGCACGGCAATTACGCTCACCGCTAAAAGCCAGCAACTCTGCCTGACGAACCAAGGCGCTAACTATATCTATGTGAGCTGTGCCACCACGGCGCGAGCGGCCACCAATAAGGATATGGCGATCCCGCCTAACAAGCAGGTCGTCATCACCAAGGATTACGATACTCTATCTGTTACGGCTATTGCCGAAACTGGCGCGACGAATCTGCATGTGATGCCGTGCGAGGGTTTCGGGACTTAAGCAAAAGCCGGGTAATCCCCGGCGTTTTTCTTTAGCGAGCCCGGCGCGCCCGAATGATGCCGTGCGCAGTCAACGTGCCGCCAGAATGACCGCCCGTGACCACCAGATAGACCGTTGTCGTGGATGACAGAGAAAGCCGTTGGCTTGGCGGAATCTGGGTCCAATCATCGCTGGTGCCATGCGATACCGTGCCGGATTGCGTCAAGAGCGGATCGGATGGATTGGTTCCCGCTACCGTGCTAATGCCAACATTGCCGGAGTTTTGCGTATCAGCAGAGCCAGGATGCCATTTGACGTTGCCATCCACCTCCCAATCACCAGCACCCAAGCTAATAGAGGTCAGATTCGTGATCGTCGCATTGGTGACTGCCGTTGGACCGGCAGTGGCCGTGACATACTCGCCAACACTGCCGGCATTGGCATTGTTGTTCGTCGTGGTGCCGACGATGCCAGCGGTCTGCGATGGCGTGATTGCGCCTGTTGCTGAAATCGTCGTGAAGGCGCCCGTACTGGGCGTGGTCGCACCTACCGAAGCATTGTTGACGGTACCGCCTGAAATCGTCGGAGTATTGACTGCCGGGCTAGTCAGCGTTTTATTCGTCAGCGTATCGCTTGTTGCGCGGCCAACAAGCGTATCCGCGCCGGATGGCAGCGTCAGCGTGCCGCCATTCGTGATGGTGCTGATCGTTGGTGCGGTGAGCGTCTTGTTGGTGAGTGTATCCGTGGTGGCCCGCCCAACGATGGTATCCGTGGTCGTCGGCAATGTCAGCGTACCGGTGTTGCTGATGGCTGCAATGACCGGCGTCGTCAACGTCTTATTCGTCAACGTCTGTGCTGCCGTGGTCGTAACAATCGGCACGCCGCCAACAGTGCCGGATGCAAACGATCCAGCGCCCGTGCTAGAAAGCGTCGTGAATGCACCTATGTTTGGCGCACCTGAGCCAATTGCCCCGTTGTAGGAGCCGCCGCAGTAAATATCCTTGACGACACCTAATCCGCCAGCCGTCTTGATTGATCCAGTCGTCGGGCTGGTTGATTGCGTGGCATCGCTAGTGCTAATCGGCCCAGTGAATGAGCCAACCGAGATATCCGCCAGCGTCTTCTGAAAGGTCGGAATAGTGCCGCCATCCGTGTTCACCACCGATGTTGGGCCCGTCGCTGGGCCATTGACGATCTGCGAGGTGAAATCTACGTCCCGCTTCCACCGGGCCAGCAGCGTAGAGGCTGCATTGATAATGTCCTGCCAAGTGGTAGCCATTAAAGCTCCTGGGGAAGCTGGTATTGGAGATTCAGATCCAGTTCATTCACTACCGGAGCGAGACCATCAAGCGGGTTGTAGCAGGCAATAGGGGATCCGCGCAGCTATTGCCGCAGCCACACGCCCAGATATACGGGTTGTCGCGCACGCTACGGCCCGATCCATGACCAGCCGGCATCGTGCCAGGTAGGCAACGCTGCGGCACATACAGATTATTCAGAAGATAGCGGTCTAGCGAATCCTTGGCGGATTTGACAGTCCAGGCCGAAACTGTCTTGCCATAACCAGGAGCAAGGCGCAGCGCAAGATTCGTGTATGTCATCGGGAACGCAGAATCGGTGATGCCGGCTTCGTCGTCCGGGTCGCTCTCCACACCATCAGCCGGAAAGATATAGCCGGTCTGCTGCGTCGGGAATAGCTCAGCCATCA